CCGAGCATGCGGAGAGCTGGACGGCGCTCGACGCTCTCCTGCTGCGCACCTGGCCGCACGCAAATGGCGCGCGCCTGGCCCTGGCGCGGCTCGCCATCGACACCGGCTATGAGGCTTCCGCGGTCTATGCCTGGGGGCGGCGGGCCGGCCCGTCGCAGGTGGCACCCGTCAAGGGTGTGGAGGGCTTCAATCGGGCAGCGCCGGTGACAGGTCCGACCTATGTCGACGCGACCGAGGGCGGCAAGAAGATCAGGCGCGGAGCGCGGCTCTGGACGGTCGCAGTCGCCACCTTCAAGAGCGAGACCTACCGCTACCTCAGGCTGAACCGTCAGACCGACGAGGAGATCGCGGCCGGTGCCGCAGACCCTGCCGGCTACGTCCATCTCCCGCGCCACGTTGACGCCGAGTGGCTGAAGCAGCTGGTGGGCGAGCAGTTGGTCACGCTGCGCACCAAGCGCGGCTTCACGCGGCTGGAATGGCGCAAGCTGCGCGAGCGCAATGAGGCGCTGGATTGCCGGGTCTATGCCCGTGCCGCCGCCTGGATCGCTGGCGTCGACCGCTGGGGCGAGGCGATGTGGCGCGATCTGGAGCGGCAGGTTGCGGCCAGCGATGAAGACGAGGGTGGGGAGGCTTCGGCTGCCTTGCCGGTAGGCCAGGAGCCTGCCGCCGTTCCCTCTGCCGGCCTGCTGCGCCGTCGACTGCCGGGATCCGGACGGCGGGTCTACACACCGAGCTACATGAGCTGACCCTGACCATGACCCTCGAAGAAATGACCGCGCGGCGGGATGCACTGCTCGTCGCGCGCTTCCGCAGCGTGCGCACCGTCGAGGTTGAGGGCCGGCGCATCACCTATGCGACCGACGCCGAGATGGCGGCGGCTGTGGCCGACCTGGAGCGCCGCATGGCGCAGGCAGCAGCCGGTGCCCGCCGGCGCATCGTCCGGACCAGGGCGAGCAAGGGACTGTGAGGCATGCTCTCCGCGATCTCCCGCTGGCGCCGGCGCATCGGAGCGCTGGTGGGCGGCTTCGAGGCGGGAGAGGCAAGCCGCCGGCTCAGGCACTTCCAGCCGTCGCGCGCGCACCTCAATACGCTGATCGCCGCCGCCGGTGCCGACATCACCGCCCGCGCGCGCTGGCTGGTGCGCAACAACGGCTATGCGGCCAATGCGATCGAGAGCTGGGCCGGCAATGTGGTGGGCGACGGCATCAAGCCTTCGTCGCTGATCGCCGATGCCGAGCTCAAGACCCGCGTGCAACGGCTCTGGCTTGATTGGACTGACGAGAGCGATGCCGAGGGCTTCACCGACTTCTACGGCCAGCAACGCCGTGCGGCGCGCGAGGTCTTCATGGCCGGCGAGGTGTTCCTGCGCTTCCGGCCGCGCCGGCCGGAGGATGGGCTGATCGTGCCCCTGCAGCTGCAGATGATCCCTTCGGAGATGCTGCCGCTGACGCGGACCGAGCAGGTTCCGGGCGGCAACACCATTCGCCAAGGGATCGAGTTCGATCGCATCGGCCGGCGCATCGCCTATCACTTCCTCAGGCGCCACCCAGGCGACATGACCGACCCGGGCCTTGCTGGCGAGACGGTCAGGGTGCCAGCCTCGGAGGTGATCCACGTCATCGATCCGGTTGACGCGGGGCAGCTGCGCGGCATCTCCCGCTTCGCGCCGGGCATCGTGAAGCTCTTTCTGCTCGACCAGTACGACGATGCCGAGCTCGACCGCAAGAAGGTCGCGGCCATGCACGCGCTCTTCATCACCACGCCGGCACCGGCGGAGCCCTTCGATGTCGCGGAGAGCGACCAGGCGGGCGAGCGGACGATGGACCTGCAGCCCGGCCAGATTGTCATGCTGGAGCCGGGCGAGGAGGTGCAGACCTCGACGCCGGCCGATGTCGGCCAAACCTACGAACCTTTCCAGTACCGCACGCTGCTCCAGGTCTCAGCGGCACTCGGCGTCCCCTACGCCTACCTCTCGAACGACATGCTGAAGGCCAACTACTCGAACTCGCGCCTGGCGCTCCTCGAGTTCCGCCGCCGGGTCGAGGCCTACCAGCACGCGGTCATGGTCTGGCAGCTCTGCCGCCGGGTCTGGGCGCGCTGGATGGACACGGCGGTGATCTCGGGCGCCCTCGAGCTGCCCGACTACGAAAGCCGGCGGCGCGAGCATATCGCCTGCGCCTGGCTGCCGCCGAAGTGGGATTGGGTCGATCCCCTAAAAAACGCCCGCGCGGAGATCGAGCAGATCGAGGCCGGCCTCAAGAGCCGCACCCAGGCGTTGGCCGAGCGCGGTTACGATGCCGACCAGGTCGATGCCGAGATCGCCGCGGACCGGGCGCGTGAGCAGAAGCTCGGGCTCAGCTTCAGCAGTACTCAGCCTGCTCCGACCTTGCCGGCCGATCCCGAAGAGACTGTTCCCGCTCCCGAGCAAGCGGACCTGGCCGCCGCCTGAGGACACCATGACGCCGTCTCATCCTGCGCTGGCCCGGCTCGCCGGCCGGCCGCTGGCGATCGCCCCGCGCGCGCTTGACGGTCTACTAGCCACGGCCTTCGCGCCTGATTGGCGCCCAGCCCCAGCCTTGCCCAGCGGCTACGTCCTGACAGACGGCGGCGTTGCTGTGGTGCCGGTGCTGGGTCCGCTGGTGACGCGGGGCGACTGGCTGACGGCCCTCCTCGGCGCCACCGACTATGCCGAGATCGGCAGCACGGTCGAGGCCGCCTTCGCAGACCCTTCGGCCCGCGCGGTGCTGCTCGAGCTGGACTCGCCCGGTGGCGAGGTCGGCGGGCTCTTCGATCTGGTCGATCGACTGGCGACACTGCGTGACGCCGCGCAGAAGCCGTTCTGGGCGGTAGCCAGCGAGACTGCGCTCTCGGCAGCCTACGCCATCGCCAGCGTCGCCGAGCGCCTCTACGTCAGCCGCACCGCCGAGGTCGGCTCGGTCGGCGTCGTCGCCATCCATGTCGACGAAAGTGCCGCCGATGCCATGGCCGGCCAGAAATGGACGCTGATCCACGCCGGCGCCCGCAAGGTCGACGGCAATGTCCACGAGCCGCTGTCGGGTGCCGCCTTCGCCGAGATCCAGGCGGATGTGGATGCCCTGCATGCGGAGCTCGTCACCCTGGTAGCGAGGAACCGAAAACTGAACCCGGACGCAGTACGTGCCACGGAGGCTGCGATCTTCCGCGGCGAGCGCGGGATCGAGGCTGGCTTCGCCGATCGCCTGGGAACCCTCGACCAAGCGCTGGCCGACCTCAGCCAATCGCTCGATCAGCCGCAACCGGCATCGAGCCTTCCCCGGCGCCATCGCGCCCTGTTTCCAAGGAGCAAGCCAGAAATGTCCAAGAATTCCATCCCTGACTCACCGGCCAGCGACGACCCAGTGCCCGAGCCCGATACGCCAGACCCGCCGCCGGCGGCTCCGGTTGCCGCGCCTGCACCTCCGGATCCTCCGGGGGAGGCCGCGGCCGAGCGGCTACGCGTCGAGTACGCCGAGATCGCCGCCGTCACCGCGCAGGCCGCTCGCTTGGGCGTGGTCATCGATGCGGCCGACGCCATGGCCAGGGGTGTCGCACCCCACGCGCTCCGGCGCTCGGTCCTCGACACGCTCGCAGCGCGCTCCGAGGCGAATGCCGTGGTTGCTATAGCCCCACAGCCTGCCGCCGCCGGCGACAGCCCCATCGTCCGCCGGGCGCAGGAGCGCGCCGCGGCCAGTCGAACCTGATCCCGAGGAGGACTCACCATGCCCGTTCTCACCATGGCGCCGACGCTTGGCGACCTGCTCAAGTTCGAACTCAATGCCAGCTACTGCCGTGAGTCCGTGACCCTGAAGGCCGGTACCAGCTACCTGCTGGGCGCCGTGCTGGGCCAGATCACGGCGACCGGCAAGTACCGCCTGGCCCCCGCCGCCGAGGTCGTCGGCGACGAGGGTGCCGAGGTCGCCCTTGCCGTGCTGATCGAGGCGGTCGACGCGACCGGCGGCGACAAGACCGGGCTCGTCGTCGCGCGCGGGCCGGCGATCGTCTCCAAGGCGGCGCTGGTATTCGATGCCTCGGTCGACCAGCCAGCCGAGACGGCTGCCAAGCAGGCCGAGCTTGCCGCCGCCGGCATCGTGCCGCGCGACACCGCCTGATCCTCGCGCGTCACGTCCGAGCCTGCCACCGGCTCCGAAGCCACCGCTTCGGGGCCTTCTTCATGCCTGTTCCAGCTTAAGGAGGCCCGACATGGTCGCCATCATCAATCCCTTCGACGCGGGCGGCTACTCGCTCGCCGAGATGACCCAGGCCATCAACATCCTGCCCAACGTCTACACGCGCCTCGGGCAAATGGGCCTCTTCCGCTTCGAGGGCGTGACCCAGCGCTCGGTCGTCATCGAGCAGGCCGAGGGTGTCCTGAACCTGCTGCCGACCGTGCCGCTGGGCGGTCCCGCCACGGTCGCCAACCGCGACACCCGCTCGACGCGCTCTTTCACGGTGCCCTGGATCCCGCATGACGACGTGATCACGCCGCAGGACATCCAGGGAGTGCGTGGCTTCGGCGTCGCCGACGCCGCCGATCCGCTTGCCACGGTGATGGAGCGCAAGCTCACCCGCATGCGGGTCAAGCACGCCCAGACCCGCGAGTACATGGAGGTGAATGCGCTGCGCGGCATCGTCAAGGACGGCGCCGGCACCACGCTCTACAACTACCTGACCGAGTTCGGCCTGGCCCAGCAGGCGACCGACTTCGTGCTCGGCACCGCCGGCACGCAGGTCCAGGCCAAGGTGCGCGAAGTTCTGCGCAAGGTCGAGACCGAGCTCAAGGGCGAGACCATGACCGGTGTGCTGGCGTTGGTGGCGCCTGAGTTCTTCGACAAGCTGATCGGCCACGCCAAGGTCGAGGAGGCTTACAAGTACTACTCCTCGACCGGCGCCCAGCCGCTCCGTGAGGACACCCGCCGGCGCTTCCCCTTCGCGGGCATTCTCTTCGAGGAATACAACGCCACCGTCACGCTCTCGACCGGCGCCACCGAGACGCTGATCCCGGCAGGCGAGGGCATTGCATTCCCGCTGGGCACGCTCGATACCTTCGTCACCTACGGCGCGCCGGCCAACCTGATCGAGACGGTCAACACCATGGGCCTGCCGATCTACGCCCGTCAGATCGCGCGGCCCGACGGCAGCGCGATTGAGGTCAAGACCGAGGCCTCGATCCTGCCGATCAACAAGCGCCCGCGCCTGGCGGTGCGCATCCACACCAGCAACTGATTGCCGTGAGCTTTTTCGCTCAAGCGATCGACGACCTCTTCGCCGATCCCAATCTCGCGCGCGATGCCACCTGGCGCGCCGGCGGGACCGGCGCCCCCGTGGCGGTGCGCATCATCCTGCGGCAGCCCGATCGCGTCGGCGGCTTCGGCGAGGCGCGCCTCTGGGCTACGACGACGGTGATCGAGGTGCGCACGGCGGAAGTGCCGCTGCTCGTCGAGGGCGACAGCTTCGAGGTCGAGGGTGAGGCCTTCACGGTGCAGGGCGAGCCGCTGCGCGATGGCGAGCGCCTCGTCTGGACGGCGGAGGTACGGCCGGCATGAGGCTCGCTGCAGCACTTCGTGGCGATCTTCGGCGCATCGTCGCCGACGAGCTCAAGGCCGCTGAGCGTGCGGTGACGGCCGGGGTGCGCGAGGCGTCGGACGGGCTCAAGGCCGAGCTGCGCGCCCAGATCACGGGTGCGGGGCTCGGCGAGCGCCTGGCGCGGACCTGGCGCGGCGAGGTCTATCCCAAGGGGCAGATGAGTGTCAGTGCCGCTGGCTTCGTCTGGTCCAAGGCGCCGGGAATCGTGCGCATCTACGAGGAGGGCGCCACGATCCGCTCGACCAAGGGCTTCTACCTGGCCATTCCGACCGAGGCAGCCGGCCGCGGTGGCGCAGGCCGGACCAAGATCACGCCCGGTGCCTGGGAGCGGCGGACGGGCCAGCGGCTGCGCTTCGTCTACCGGCGGGGCGCGCCTTCGCTGCTGGTCGCCGACAGCCTGCGGGCGCGCGCGGGCAAGCGGGGCGGCTTCGCCCCGGCAAGCGCCACGGCACGCCGCACCGGCCGCAGTCTGGTGACAGTGCCGATCTTCATCCTGGTGCCGCAGGTGAGCTTCCGCAAACGCCTCGATGTCGAGGGCGCCGCCCGGCGATGGCATGGGCGCCTGCCGGGCCTGGTGCTTCGGCATTGGCAGACGACACCAAGGGAACCCCGCTGATGACGCGCCGCGAAGCGGTCCTGACAGCGCTCTTCCAGCGCCTGGCGACACTCCCCGATGCCACGGTCAAGCGCAACGAAGCGCTGCCCGAGAAGGTGCCCGCAGGCGGCCTCCTCATCCTGCGCGACGGGGATCCCGGCGAGCCGGAGGTGACGCTCTCGCCGGCGACCTGGATCTGGAGCCACCTGGCCCAGCTCGAGGTCTTCGTTGCGGGTGCCACCTCAGAGGTGCGAGACGCGGCCCTCGACGCGCTGCTGGAGGCGGTGGGGCAGGCACTTGCCACCGACCGGACGCTGGGCGGGCTCTGCGACTGGAGCGAACCGCAGGCACCTGAGCCCGACGATGTGGCGATCGAAGGCGCCGCCCCCATCCGTGCGGCAAGGGTGCCGATCCTGCTGCTCTACGGCTCCGGCGAGCCGATGGGCTAGCAGGGGACAGAAGACAGAGGACAGAAGACAGATCGCGGGCGGCCACCCTCCGCATCCCTCTGTCCTCTGTCGTCCACCTTCTGAGAGACTGAAAGGAGCGTAACGATGGCGCGTGCACAGGGTGCACGGGCGGTCCTGGCGGCCGCCTGGGAAGCGAGCTATGGCGTGCCGCCGGGCAGCGGCTTCTTCTATTTGCCCTTCTCGGCCTGGGGTCTCGACAGCGAGCAAGGGCTCATTCCCGACGACCTGCTGGGCCTGGGCCGCGACCCGGCCGACCCCTCGCTCGACGTGATCAATGCCAACGGCGACGTGCGCGTGCCGATCGACCTACGCAACTTCGGTCAGTGGCTGCGGCTCCTGTTCGGCGCGCCGATCACCACCACCGTGGCGGCAACCGGCAGTCTGACGTTTTCGGTCCAACCCGCCGTGGGGGCTACCATCACGATCAACGGCACGCTCTTCACCTTCGTCGCCGGCGCGCCAGGCGCCGCCGAGATCCAGGTCGGCGCGACCCTGGCCGACACGATCGACAACATCGAGATCGCGCTGAATGCGAGCGCCGACAGCAACGTCGACGATGCGACCTACGCTGCTTCGGGCGGCGACATGATCGAGGTCACGCACGACACCGCGGGGCCAGCGGGCAATGCCTTCACGCTGGCGGCCTCGGCCAACAGCAACGCTACGGCCTCGGGCGCGACGCTGACCGGCGGGGCCTACAAGCACCAGTTCGTCTCGGGCTCCTGGGACCTTCCCTCGCTCTCGGCCGAGATTGCCAACCCTGAGGTGCCGAACTACCGCATGGCCGCGGGTGTCATGGCAAACCAGGTGACGGTGCAGCTGCAGCGCTCCGGGCTCCTCTCGGCGACGCTCGGCCTGGTCGCACAGGGGAGCGACAAGGCGACGGCGAGTCAGGCCGGCAGCCCGACCGCAGCGCTCGCGGTGGAGCGGTTCGCACAGTTCAGTGGCGCG